AGCGGCCAGCATTCAACACACACACACACGCGCACACACACGCACACACACGCACACACACGCACACACACACGCACACACACGCGCACACACACGCACACGCGCGCGCACGCGAGGAGATAGGTGGGTGGAGGAGGGCCAACATTGATCCTCGAGGCATCCCCCCCACCCCCCCATTGGGGGAGGGGGGTGTTCTATCAAGGGAGCGTTTTTTATCAAGGAAGCGTGTCGGTAGTAGTGGGTTAGTGGTGGTGGTGTAGAAAATATTCTAAATATTTTTCATAAAGTTGTTGACAAACTATAGAGGATCGTATAAGTTTAGGAGGTAATCAATCAGATTACACCAAACCAACAAACCATAGGACATATATGCATATGCAGTACACAATACAAACAACAAACCATATAGGCTCTTGGACGGTGCAGGAGATTATTGACATACTCCAACAACACGGAGATATCCGTGTATTAGATGCCCAACCGATGTTTGGCGATGTAGAAGATGCAGTTTTCACTATTGAGACAGATATTGACCCAACAGACATTCATGGAGAGGTTTTTTACTCGCATCATCTGAACTCGTTGCTCAACGAGTTCACAGTATATGTAGGAGCCAACCAATGACCAAATACACAGGTATCATCCCAAGAGGAGTAGAGACAATCTACTCAATCGTTCCCATTCCACAAACCGACATGTGGATTATGAACAACCAGTACATCATCAGTGAGAGCGATGGTGTATTGGTAGACGACAGACCCATCGTAAGTGCATCAATCGAGCCAGATTTGGAGCGCATACCAGATGCAGACAAAGATGCCGTTTCAGAACACATCTGTCATTTGGGTAATCTGTTACACGACCTGTCCAAAATGAACTACGGCATAGCCGTGCTATACGAACTAGGCAAGTGCCATGACGCAAACGCAGCACGGTACATGTGCGATTGGATTGTGTTGAACAATCCACCCAAACTAGACATCCTGTCTGCTGCGTATGCCATAGATGTCCTATGGGGCATTAATGGTCGACGAGGTGAACCATGATTACTATAGGTTCACTATTTTCCGGCATTGGTGGGTTCGAACTAGGATTGGAGCGAGCCATACCCAATGCCAAAACAATATGGCAAGTAGAGCAGAATGAGTTCTGCAGAAAGATATTAGAGCAACATTGGGCAGATGCTAAAATTTACGATGATGTCAGAAACATAACAAAAGATAACGTAGAACGAGTGGACATCCTATGTGGTGGATTTCCATGTCAAGATTTATCCGTAGCGGGTAAAGGGAGAGGTATAAATGCAGAAAGGTCGGGTCTTTGGTGGGAAATGCACCGTATTATCAACGAGTTACAACCCAGTATTGCAATCATGGAGAACGTGCCAGCAATCACTATTCGAGGACTTGGAGCAGTACTTGGATCGCTATCCGAAATTGGGTACGATGCAGAATGGTGTACTATACGAGCGTCAGATTTCGGAGCCCCCCATAGAAGAGAGAGATGGTTCGGCGTTGCGTATCCCCAATCAGTGTTTAACCAAAGATGGATTACTACCAACACCAACCAAGACCGGGAGCGAACATCGAACGCAATACAAACAGGGCGGCCGCCCTTTAATGTATATGATCCAACGGGGGATGTTACCAACGCCGGTGGCATCCGATGCCACAACCGGGGCAATTTTGAACGAGAACACCAACATCGTGTTCACAAGCAATGGGACACCGAGAAAGGTCAGCAACAACGGGGTCAATGGCAGTCTAGGTCTGGCACGGACTGTGATGCTAAACAATCAATCTGGCGAGAGTTTCCAACTCAATCCCCTGTTTGTCGAAGAAATGATGGGGTTTCCAATCGGGTGGACCGAATTAAAGCCTTAGGAAACGCAATCGTTCCTCAATGCTCGGAATGGATAGGACATCAAATTGTACAGTCAGGTCTGTTGGATGACCTGTTAGGAGGTAGCAATGATTAAGGTCACAATGCATCAGGGTAGAGGATTGGCTATGGTCAACCCTAAGAAGATTGTCTACATCGTTCCAAACAAGATTGGAAGTGAAATCGTCACAACCAACGGTACGCTCGGTGTTATAGAGACACCAGAAGAGTTGTACAAAGTTTGGCATGATTTTTGCACTAATAGTAATATTAGTACTAATAGTATTAGTAGTATTAGTAATTATATTACTACCAACACCACTAATAGTACTAATAGTGAAATTCTAGATGATAGTGTTGGTGGTCGTGTAGAGAATAATCGTACTCTTCATCTACTGGGTAGAGATATCCCTGTGGATGGGAGTGTGAAAAACTCATTGTGGGATGCATTCACACGCAATCCAGACTGCTACCGACTGCTAGAGTATTGGATGGACGCATACGAAGCCAAGACTGGTGGAAAATATGTACTCGTTTCATCGCCTGACATGGGAACCATTGCTGCCTGTGTACGCAATGGGGACATAGACAAGGCACAGACCGTCATCGACTGGCTATTCGAGGGGAAACACTACAGAGCCTCGTGGTTGCTCGATAGGGGCATGGTCAACCCTGCCGTAGTCATTTCCTCTGCCAAGATAGATGGGAACTATCAAATGGCAAATATGGCGACCGTAGGCACTATCCCTGCACTACCCAAGACCCAAACCAAACCAATCAACAAACCCATGTTCGATGAGCATGGCAACCTAATCTGAGGTACACATCATGGCGAACCAAACAATGGTATTCCAATGTCTCGAAATGTTCGGGGCAACATTCAACAAAAACAAAGACTGGCAAGGAAGCGTTTCTCGCGTATGGGAAGCAAGCCTCGAACACGTCAAGGACAAAGACTTGTGGGATGCAACCCTAAGCATCTGCAAAAAGAACTTCGAGTACCCACCAACACTAGGTGTACTCCTCGAAGAGGTAGAGGTAGTCGTAAGGGCTAGAGGTGGTACAGGTATCAGTGGGAACCAGTACAAATTCTGCACGTTCTGCGAGAAACGAGAGGGATATGTAGAGGTATGCGCCCACATGTGGGTACACGAAAAGAAGAAGATGGACTACTGGACTACCATGTGCAGATGCGATTGTGATGGGGCTGCTAAGAGACTGCCAAACGCAATGGTCTATTCAGAACTGTATCATCGCCTATACCAAAGCCAAAAAGTCGACCTGATAGCATGGCATACATCCTCAGGGAAAACACCATACCTACCAATGGAGATACGCAATCCCGAACGATACCAGGCCATGAAGGAACGACAGGCACGCAATGGACACAATCCATTCATGGCTGTAGTCAATGAAGCGCAACGTGCTATTGACATATCCAATCAAACCAAGTAGAATATCTTCTATACCAACAACAACACCAATAGGAAATACCATGTCACATTTCACCAGACTAAACAACGACATCGAAACAATCATCAAAAAGACCACCGACGTAGCCCACAAACGAGCATTGGAACGTGCGCTCGTTGCACTCAATGTCATAGACAATGAGGTTAGTGGTGGTGTTGATGGGATGCTGATGTCACCTATCAAACAACACCGTGCAGAAGATGAGCCAATCATCCTTTCCAAATTGCATGCAGAACTGGAGCGACACGGATGGGAATACTGTCCAGATAGCACTCCTCCAAACGACTGTGGATACAGAGGATGGATGCACCCACGATACGCACAACGTGGTATCTACCACATCCTCTACATCAATACCGAATGGCATCAACTCACACCTCCAACATTCGATGTGTCCATGAAAACAGAGACGCACATGCACTGGATCGAGATGGAAACCATCGAGGAAATCCACGACTGGATGGATGCGACTATCGGATTGGAGGGATAATGGACACGGCAAACATGTACGATACAATACTCCAGATTGCAGAACGATGGGAACTTCAGTCAATGTTCGATGACAAAGCCGATGCTCTATCTAGGGCACGTGCTGAAATCAAAATACAGATGCTTGAAGATGGAACGATGGTGGGACATACACCACGTTGGACAGCAGTAGTGGATGTGAATGGGTTTACCTGTTCATGTCCCGATCACCAGTACAGAGGTTCACAATGTAAGCATTTAGGTGCTATGTGTTCCCAAATCAAAGAAGACTGGCAGAAAGAATTTGAGCCAAAAAAGGAGAAAGAGAATGTTTAGGGATGAACTGAAATCAGCACTGAGTAACGTCAACAAAGCCGATCTTGCTAAGGATATCAAATGTCATCGAGATACCATAGCCAAGATGATGCGAGGAGACATGGCACCAAATGTCTCTATCCTACTGCGTATATGCAGGGCACTGTTTGGGGACGAATGGGACATGGCATACATTAGATGGTCGATTATGATTGACATGGAAAAAGAACAACTTGACAATCTAAAACAACAACACTAGAATACCAACGTACCTGTTGTGTACTGTTGGTTGGTTATTTGAGAGAGAGGGTACGATCAATCCTCTCTCTCTTTTGTTTTTTAGTGGTGGTGGTAGTGATAGGGTTCTCTAAATGGTTGAATGCAAAGATGGCAAAGAATGGTCTTAAATCATCTGTCGTAGCCAAACAGTCCGGACTACATACCAACACGATTATAGGCTACATGCATGGCGATTATGAACCTAAGATGAGCAATCTGATAGCAGTGGTCACAGTCATCGCCAATGCAGAGAATAGGTCACCTACTCAGGTACTCTTTGAGAGTATTGTTTCTATGCCAGAGATACGATACGCAGAAGCCCGATGGAAAAAACAAAATAACCCCATCCGAAGATAGGGCTATTCAGTGGTAGTGGGTGTTCATTGTCGCCAATGGGATGGCAAGGGGAACACATCTGTATTCAGACTATCGTGTTTCTTCTTGCACGTCAACAAGTTCCGTAAGAATTTTGTACAACAACTGGATCAAATCAGTTGCTAGTTCGTGTCGCTCGTCTTTCGTCAGGCCACCACGACTATGCGATACAAGTTTCTTAATGAACAATACTAGTTCGGGTGTCAAGGCTAACAGGTCTTGGTTCATAACGTCTCCGTGTTTCATATTAGGTATTGGGTATCCCATAATAACATAATCTACATTCAACCAACACAACTAAAACAATACCAACTCATTTTCTCAAATGAATTGGAGTGCATTTTCAATAAATGTACATACTAAGAACCGTATTAACGCATACTTTTCTTACCAACACATTTCCATTTTTTACGAGATAAGTTGTTTGGACTGTTTGGGTCACTGGCATTTGATGCTCGTTTCTTGATGCCTGCACTTCTTGCACAATAGGCATCTCCCTTTTTGGTTCCCGGCTGTATACGGTCTGTACCACTTTTGGACTTGCCTGCTTGTCCATAGGATACGGAACGTGTGCGACCAGTCTTTGGGTTCTTAACAACTTTAACAAAACGCTTGCCCTTAGATGGAGATGGTTTAGCCGGCATTGGACACCCGAATAAACTTTTGTTTAATCTCTTGTACAACTTCTGCAACCATATTTACTTTTTGTTCCAATAGGCTCATACGTTTGTCTAAGTCATTGATTTCTACAACAAGGTCTTTGCGAATATTTTCTTCACGAAGTTGGAGGTCATGAACAACCTTGTCATATCTTGCACGGATTTCTTCTTCTTTCTTATCTTGCTTTGCTTCACGTTCATCTGCACGTTTCTGCAAGTCTTTATTCTGCATATATAGGAATACTCCGAAAGCAAAATTCGCCCCACCACTCATAAACAATTGCATGATATCTGGTTCCATTTGACCTCCAAAAAT